GCACGGAACTGGAGATTTTGACGGAGCTGACCTCACTCAGGCTTTTCAGCCCGCTGGTCAAGGACCGGATCCTCTGGAGTTTATCTGCGCTGGTGTTCTCCAGGGCCTTGTTCAGGGAGTCCAACTGCCTGGCAGTAGTGCGCAGAGCCGACACGCCTCCGGATGTTGCCGATTTCAGCCGAACCAGGGTATTTTGCAGCTTTTCCAGGGACGCTACAGCGCTGTCGCTGTTTTCCTTAATTTGAAACTCAATACCCTGGATTTCCACATTATCTGCCATTCTTACCACCTCCCTGTTCGAATCGTTTGTTGTTCGCGATCATAAACATCTCCATGACGGACCGCGCCTTCTTGTCGCCTTGCTCCTGTTTTTTGGGCTTTTCGCTTTGTGCATACAGGTCGTATGGGGAATCACGGTACGGCTTTGGCCTGGTGCCTTTCTTGCCGCCCATGCGAAGAATGGGTGCCAAGTCCGCCACGGCTTCATAAATGTACGCGCCGTGCAGCCATGCGGTTTGATTTGTCAAATCGCGTTTAATCTTCGCTGCTTCCCTGTAATATTTGACCAGTTCGCAGTCCTCGTCCCAGTACTGGCTATAGGTCATGCCAATGGCCAGATAATATGGAAACAGCTCATAGAATTTATCGGAATAGCGGGGGATTGGCTCCCCCGCTTTATTCGACGGCGACTCGTTTACCAGTTCGCCGTCCAGGTAGGGTTTTCCTCGCTTTCCGCAGGCTCGTCCAGCAGGGCGATGATGGGGTCGTTGTACATCTCAACCAGCTTGCCGATCAGTTCGTCCTTCTTGGGCATGCCCGCGTAAATCCTGTCGATCACGTCGCGCTTAACAAACCGATGATGAGCCTTAAAAGCTCCAGCAAACAGCGCGGGGAGACTGGTCATAGGCTTGTTTTCGACTTCGGTCGCAACAAACCCTTCTTTCTCCATCAGCTCCACGGTCTTCCGGGTATATTCCAGGGTGTACGCAATGCCAGTCACGGGGTCCTTAACAGTAAGCGTCTTTGCCATATTCTGTTTCCTCCTTATTCGTTCTCCAGGTTGATTACGGTCGAGGGTGCGATGGTGATAGCCATGCCCACAACTTCGTTGACACCGCCTCCAGTGGGGTACACGGACAACTCACCCTTAAAGCTGAACTTGCCGTCCGTACCGGAAGGAGTCAGAGTTCCCGCGCTTTCGGTGCCGCCGAACCATACGGCGTAATCCTCCTGCTTGCCCTCCAGCGCCTTGAGCGCCTTATAATCGGTCAAGGTGTAGTTGGCAGTGAAAGACAGGCCGTCCATGGACTGGATGCCCGCGATGAAGGTCTGCATCTTGTCGGAAAGCGTGGTGGTTTCCAGCATGTCGGGGTCGCCACCCAGATCGGGGAACTCTTTGATGTCGATCAGCTTCGACCACGACGCAGCGCTGGTATCTTTATGCATCAGGAAAACCTTGTAGGTAGAGATAGCGATAGGTCATCATTCCTTTCTGTTATCGTCTGAAAATAGTGGCCCCGTCTGTTTCCGCCCTGTATCTGGCAACAAGACGGTAGATAGAAGCGTTTTCCATGTTCGGGACCGGGGACATGGAAATCCTTGTGAAGTTACGCGCATACATCATCCTGTCGATGTCTGCCATGATGGAACGGCATTCACTCTTTTTCCCGCCAGTTTTGTTGGAGTAGACGTTTACCTCGTACATCAGTACGGAATATCTCTCGCTTTCAGATGAATCTAAACGATTTGCGGAGGTGTAATTGTCCTGCTCCACAATGCTGGCATGTGGGAATTTAGGTGGCGCATTGATGTACTCCCCGGCCACGTCAATGCCCGGGTATTTCTCGCGGAGCTGTTCCGCGATTGGCGTATACACCTTGCTTTCGATGTCGATCATCGGAACACCTCCTTGACAAGGGCTGGGAGCCTGTCTGAAAGCTCCTTTACCGTGTCGTACATGGACATGTTGGCCGGGTTGCCGTGAGTAAGAACCACCGTATTGCCGGTTTTTGGGTTCGTTTTCTCAACTCCGTTCGTTCCGGGGTCCCCGTAGTAGCCCCACGTCCTTTGCTTGCCGTGACCCTTTCCGTAAGCGCCGCGAACCATGCCGTTTCGCGCGGCTTCCGGGTGGTTGTCCGGGTATGTAACGCCAGTGCCAAATTCAATAAACAGGACGGACGCACCGACAGCTACCACCGCCGCCGTGCGTCCGTCTCGTTCTTCGATTTTTACTTTCGCGTCGTTTGTGCCGTCGTATACGGCAGACTCAAATTTCGCGGATGCGATATCATACCCCATGGAAGAAAGCTCTCGGAGAAGCACATTCGCCCGGTCCTCCAGCCATGTCCGGTAATCCTCGACTACGTCAATCATCCGTTGAATGCCCGCAGCGGACAGCGCCGTCTTTACAGTCCTTTTCACGACACATTCACCTTGCTGACGGCGATGGAAACCAAATTCAGAGACTTGGCAATTTGCTTTACAACGTAGTCATAAAGCGGCTTTCCGTCTTTATATTCTGGCTTTTTGTCGATAAAAAGTACTGCGTTTTCGTCAATGGGGCAGGTCATATCATCTGTGATGATCACCTTGTCATAGGAGATGAACTGCCCAAACTGCTGAATCTGAGCATACCCAGCAGCCGGGGAGATATTGGCTTCCATTTTCACCGGGTCCGCGTATTTCACGCTTTTTTCTCCGGTTTCGTAGCCGCCAGCGTCTTTCCCAAGCTCTGTCCCCTGGTACAAAAGATACCAGCACGGCCTTTTGTTTCGGTTCATGATTTTCATTTCTGCGCCTCACATGGTGGCCGCAAACGGCACGATCTCCCGCATAAGAGAAGGCGGCACGTCGCCGCCCTCATAAGACCTGGAAACGCCATTTTCGCTATGCGCTGTTTCCCCCTCTGCTCCGCGCTTGTTGATGAGATATGCGGCGATCTCAATTTGGTTGATCTCGTAGCATGCGGGGACAGCAGTAGCATCTGTCCCGAACGGAAACGCTCTGCGGAGAATCTTGCTGGCCGCAATATTCAGATACGCAGAGAGAATCGATTCGCTTGTCTCTCCGGTCATGTCTCCCAGCATGGCCAGTTTTTCTTCGTCGCGCATCTCATACCTCCAGATCATCCGGTGACAGCTTTGGTGTTAACGGGATTGCTGGCGTCGTTGGCGATGAACACGCTGCGGCTGTAGGTGGGCTTGGTAAAGCTGGTGGCGATGCCGGTAAACTTGCCGTGATACCACTCGGGGCCATGGTCAAGGCCGATCTGGCCGAACAGCTGATACTTCTCGCCCGCGCCGGTCTTTGCCAGCTGCTCCAGGAAGAAGTTACCCTTGCCGGGCACGGGCTGGAACACGGGGGAGATAACGTCCAGGTTCAGCAGCAGAGCGGTGCCAGCGGGCAGGCACTCGCCAAGGTACAGGTACACCACGCCCAGGGGAGTAACCACGCTGGAGAGGGAAATGCCGTTGATTTCACGCGAAGCGGGAACCACGGTCAGGCCATTCTGAACAGCGTCGGCGTTGATCTGGAACATAGTCACAGCGTCACACCACAGGCAAAGACCATCGGTGGGGGCGTTCTGCCCATAGACCTTCTTCACCATGTCGGCGATTTCCCACAGGCCCAGAGGCTTGCTGGCCATAGCCGTGACGTTGGTGGTAACTGCGGTGACAAGCCCACGGGTTTTGTTGATCTTGGTGTCATCGGTGGCCTTGTTGTACACGCCGTTGATAAACGTGTACTCAATGTCGCGGTTGATCTTCTGCATCTTGGCGGCCACCTGGAAGTCCAGTTCGTTAATGGGGTTTGCCTGTTGACCAGCTACGTTCAGGCCAGACAGAGTGCCCATGTTGGACTGCTTGGCATAGGAGATGCCGACAGCTTCATGGAAAATCTGGGTAACGTTCGTTTTCTGCTCCCTGGTCACAATGGACGCATCGGGGGCGGTCAGGGACGCAGACTCGGAGATGGCGGGCTGTTCTCCGCCGCTGGTGGTGTACTCCTGGCCGGTAACAAACTCTACGTGGTTCGTCACCTTAGCCCGGGAACCGATAATGGAACTCAGGGGGGTCTTGGTGTTGCCCTTGTTAAAGAGCATGCCGGAATAGTTCAGCGTTGCAAAGCTGGTAGCAAAAGTATCTGCCATGTCTTAACTCCTTTTATTTGTTATTTGCGGATTCTTCTTGTGCCTTCAGGCGCGTGTAATAAGCGATTTCCGCATAGTTCTTGCTTGCACGCGCCTCCTCGATCTTCTTGTCGTAATCAACTCCAACGGGATCGGCACCGCCGTGCGGCGCGGGAGTTCCCTTGAGGATGTCGGACTTTACCTTCTTGGCATACTCGTCCAAGAACTTCTGCTGGTTCGCAAAAACCTTTGCGGAATCACCAGCCGCCAGAGCTTTGGCAGTGTCATCTGCCAGGTCCTCTGCATAGCCCTGCGCCACAAACTTGGCCTTGTACTCAGAGACGGTCTTCGCCGTTCTCAGCTCGTCAAGCTCTTTCTGCATGGCTGCAATGCTGTCGGCTTGCTCCTGCTTCTTGCGCTCGTCCTCGGAAAGCATGTCGTTGTACTTCTTTTTCCACTGGGCGGCGTCGGAGTTTGCCTTGGAAATAGCGTTCTTCTGCCGAGAAAGCTCTGCGGCGTTGTCCTCATACTCAAAGCCCTCCAGGGCCTTGAGCTTGTCCTCGGTGGACATATCCGCGTAACCTTCGATTCTGCTGGTGTCGATTTTCATGTTGATACCTCCTGCGTTTTTTCGGCGGTTCCCTCCGCACCGTTTTCCGTTTTTTCCGAGGTTGTCTCCCCGTTGCGTTTTAACGACTTCCCTGTCGATAGTTCCTTTTCTTCTTGCTTTTCGGCATATTCCGCGCTGATTTTGTACGCAAGCTGAGGATCGGAGAACATGCCGCAGTGTGTAAATGCCAGTTGGGGGGCAATTTTCCCGTTGTTCAGCATGGCTACCAAAACACTGGCCTTTTCGCTGATATTTTCGTAATTCCGGCGCGTAAACCGGATTTCCAGGGCGGACATTTTCAGCGAAAGTGCCCGAAGATTATTGCAGATTTTGATGGCGATTTTCAGAAACTGCTTTTCGGACCGTTTGAACATCTGTTCGGAATCCTTTGCCCGCGCCTCTGCTGACGACCATCCGTCGCGCATAATGACCGCAGACCCGGTGTCACTGGTTGAGGAGCCTCCATTCCGGTTCGGCATTCCGCAAATCGTCAGAACGGTGTCGTACATGTCATCCGTCAAGGTCTGGGTCTGCGTCTGGTTCAGCTCCGCCGTCAGGTACCTAACGTCAGCCTTGGACTGCGGGTCAATGTCCTTGAACTTGATAGCGCCTTCTGCCCTCAGATTCTTGTAATCTTCGGACGAAATGTCCACGTTGTGGAACAGCATCAGCGCCTGGACAAATTGTTCCACGCCGTCTATGCGATTGGATTGGACGTTGTTGATAGCGTCCAGAAGGGGGAGCACAATCTCAAAAGCGCCCAACCGGGCTTCATTGGAGGGGTATTCGATAATTGGGATGCCCAATATCTGTGGCTCCGCTTTCACATCCCAAGTTTCCGTTACCTCGAAATACGTATCCTCGGAATAGCAGCAGAAAACAACGGTGTTGTCCTCTTTCTGCACATACGTCACGCCAAGAATGGGCCGGTGGCCTAAGCCGCTGGAGTACACCACAAAGGTGTTGCGCGGGTCCAGTGTAAAAATTTCAAACGGCGATTCATCTTCCTCCACGTCCGCCATTCTGTCCGGCAAAATCATGCGGTAAGACGTGCCGCAAATATGGAACCAGTCCGCCAGATCCTTGTCCTTGGCGGCCTTGTCTTCCGAAAGCGCATAATCGTTGAGCTTGGACACGCCCTCAGCGACGGATTCATCGTTCCCCCTGCTGACGTACTGCACAGGCTCACCCAGAAGATACCCGACCTTGAACGAAACAATCTCGTTCGCCCGGTTCACAACGATCTTGTTGTTGATTTCCGGCCTGACGGCCTTTACCCTTCCCAAAATGGGCTGGTCTCCCTTGTAATACCTGTAAAGATACTCAATGTCCGCCCGGTTCATCTGGTGGATGGGCATAGCCTTTTGCAAAACATCCACCACGTTTCCCCGGGTGACGTGCTCAACGTCCGTGTAGATAACCTTCCGACCAAAAAGATTCATTGGCACACCCCCTTAAAATGGCCGCTTGAACACTTCCACTTTGCCGCCCACTCGCATTCGGATTTCGTTCTCCAGCAGGGATAAAGCATCCGGCGCGTCATCGTGCGGCACTTTGCCGCTCCGGGTGTAAGTGGTGACTTCCTTCATAAAATTGAAGTACTGGCTGCCCCGTTTATAGGTGGACGGATGCTTGAACCAGAAGTGTTTCTTGATGTTGTCGGACGCAAATTCAATTCGCGTCTGTTTGTTGGAAATGGTCCTTTTTGTACGTATTCCAACGCTATATCCACGCTGCCGGACGATTTCCGCAACGTCTCTGGCGTAATACATGCCTGCGTTGTTGCTTTCAAACAGCGCGTCCGCAACGCGATTGTCGATCAGGCACCTGGCGCATTCCGGCTTTGTGACGTCCGGCGGAGAATCATCAAACACCACGTCCACGATATACACTTCATCCCCGTACAGCGCCGCAACGGGAAGGGCGGTGCTGTCGCTTCCGCTTTCTGCGGTGTCGCACACGGCAATAACGGCGTCCGGATCACGGCCTGTGGGGAGTTCAAAGAAATAATTCAGCTCATCCTTGTTAAAAAGCAGCCCCTTCGCTTCAAAGGGCTGCTGCTGAAATTCACTCTCAAATTGCTCCGCGCTCAAAAGCTCCCTCTGTTCGCGGAAATACGCTGTGGTAAACACTTTTTTCCCGTCCCGTTCGTATTCGTAGTTACTCTCGTCCGTAACGGGGTCAAGTGCCGGTATTTCAATGGCTTTCCACGCCCAGCCGCCTTTTTGCGCTTCCTCTTGGAGGTGGCCGATGGGGTCATACAGGGAATATCGGGTTCCCGTGGCGACAATGGGGGTTCCCTCAATGGCTCGGCCCAGGATATCGCCGGATATAATCTCCCACTTATCGTCCAGTCTCTGGCGGTTTTTTGCTTCCTCACGTCCCTCTACGCAGTCATCCAGATATAGGACGTTCGTAGCCTCCGACAAGCCCACTTGTCTTGCGTCAATAGATCGGCACATGACTGTGGGGAAACGGGATCTTGACCGCAGATTCAGTATCTTTGTGTCCGCATTGGTCTGCACCAACGGAGAATTTGGGAAAACGTCATAGAATAAATATTCATTTGGCGTTTGCAGATACTCCAGGCACCCGGAATAAAAGCTCTTCACCAGGTCGTCCCCCGTCCCTTCCATTAGGGACGACTTGTCCGGTTCCCGCCCGGACAGGAAATTGACAAAATTAATGCCCAACTGGGATTTCCCGGCGCGTTTGGGCATCGACAGCGTTAACAGCCGCAGCTTTCCGTCCAAAACCTCTTGATACGCCGCCACTATAGGCCGCAAATAATGTCGCCTGGGTGCGTAGAACTTCTTCTCCGGTTTGCGGTTCATCTCGATGTACAGCAGAAACGTGTCGAAATCGTGCGGTGCGTCAAAGCACATGGCCTTTTTGTACACGTCAAACAGAGAATCCGCCGCATTTGCGCTGCACTTGTGCAGGGCCGCAGAACTCAGTTTTCGCAAATCCTTGCTCAGCTCATGGGCCAGGGTGAAATCATCCGGTTCCAGTTGTCGGCATACGGACAGAAGGTCCATGTACGGCACGTGGTCGGACGGATTCCGCGCAATATGCTGTTTTATGCGTTCTGATAGTTTTCCGTAGTCCATGTGGCCTCCATTTTTGCATAAAAAGAGACGGGTTCCCGAAAGAACTCGTCTCTTTTATTTTGCTTGTATAGGTTACTCGCCCACGTTGATTGTGATTGTGTCAGAGGTCTCGTTGAAATCAGCGGTCAGCTTGAACTCAAGCGTCTTGACCTCGGAAATGTCGGACAGGCCAGCCTTTTCAAGGTAGAAAAACATGGAATAATTGATGTTTTTCCCGCCCTGCATTGTTGCGGGGACTCCGCCCAGATATTGGACCATCGTATCATTCACAGAGCCGTCCTGCGGATATACCGTAATTTCCTGGTCCGTCTTGTTCTCGAACTTCATCTGGATGTAGCAAACACCCGGCACGGAATCCAGTTCCGTGATGCCCAGGTACGTTGCCTTGAACGTCTCGCCGTCATACACGACCGTCTCAACGGTCTGATTTCCGGTCTCGCCGTCATCCGGTTGGTCTGCGGTGCCTCCGCACCCGACCATAGCAATTGCCGCCACCATGATGGCAAGCAGCACTGCCCACACTTTCTTTGCTCTCATTTTCCTTTTCCTCCACATTTATTTTCTCCCGGGTGGCCGGGGGAATTACTTCATCTCGCCAGATTCGTATTCCTTAACACGCCGGTAGAATGTGTTCGGCTTCAGGCCCAAATGACCCATAGCCGCTTTGGCGGTGATATGGCCCGATTTCCAAAGGTCGTATTCCTGTTCGAACTTCTTCCTGTCCACCGGGATAGCCTGACGGCCTACATACTCGCCGCGCTCCTTCTTCGCGTCGATGCCCTCTTTCTGCCGGGATTTGATATAATCACGCTCCAGCTGGCTCACTGCCGCAAATACCGTCAGCATAAATTTGCCCGCCGGGGTGGTGGTATCTATCTTTTCCTTCTGTGATTCAAATTGTACACCCTTCTCTGTCAGTTGGTCAACAAGGTTTAGCAAATCGCGCGTATTTCTTGCAAACCGGCTGATCTCGCTCACAACCACGGTATCGCCCTCGCGCACAAACGCCAACAACTTCTTCAGTTCTGGCCGGTCAGTGTTCTTGCCGCTGCACTTGTCTACAAACAGCTTCTCCGCGCCGAGCGCTTCCATCGTGATTTCCTGCCTTGCTGTGTTTTGCTCTTTCGTTGACACACGGACGTATCCTACTTTCATTTTTCGCCCCTCCTTTGCCGTGATTATATCACGTCTGCAAAGGTGTGTCAATATGTCAATTTCAGTTTATGCAATGCACAGGTATTTTTTCTCTTTTGTTTTTTGCGGGCATTTTGGGGCTTACCCGGCACCGCTCCCGCCCACGATATCCCCCACCCCCGCCCGGCTACGCCTGCCGCGCATGGCAAAAGGTATACCCATGTGCAACACCGGCGGCGCGTTGCGCATGCCTTGCAAATAATCCATTGCAATATTGCAAAATTGTGCATTAAGGTATTGACATACTACGCCGGGAGTGTTATCATATCAGCATAGAGAGAGGGCCGCACCGGTTACAGCCTACCAAGCCCCGGAGCAGCCCCCACACCAGACCAGAGGCCCAGCGCGTACAGTGTACCACGCACGGCCCACCTGGTCAAGAGATAGGCCCATAGGGCCGGGAGGTAATACAAAATGGAAACCAGGAATTACACAATCAGTGACATTGAGCGCATGAGCGCGGCGGATCTGGCCAGCTTTGCGGAGGGAGTGGAGGCGATAAAGGGACACACGGTTTATTTTATCGACTTCGGCGGCGCGTTCGGCTTTTCCGCTTGCGTCTGCGCGGATGGGCGGCATATCTATTATGTCAATGATTACGAGCTGCACCACCGAGGCAAGAGCCGGGCCGAACTGCGCGAGCTTTACCGCCGGGAGCTATCCGGGAAGCTTTTTACGACCGAGGAGTTGCAGACCGTGTACAGCTACGACGATTACACCTCAAAATCTTACTATATCCGCAACTATTACGCCATGCGCCGCCCGTATATTTCTGCGTTTTTCATCGGCAGCGACGCGGAGCGTGCGGAGATCGAGAAGAAAACGGAAAAAATGATTTTCTCCCCAGTTTTCCTGGCGTACTATGCCCCGGAAAACTCCGCTTTCGTGGCGCGCGGCGCGGCGCTGCTGCGGGGGCTGGACGAGGCCGCACAGCGCAACAAGGATAACGCGGAATACTGGGAAAGCGCGTTTTTGCGTGAAATGTACAATCACGAGTACGGAATCAACTGGGAGGCCGACTATGATGTAATTTCCTGCTTCGGCGACTGCTCCGGCGTGGAGGACTACACCGACGCAGAAAAGCTCTTTGCTGCCGTTGGATTCACCGCGGTGCAGAGGGACGCATATTTGGTAGCGCGGCGGGAGTATTACAACCGGGGGATGCAACAATGAGCGCTAACGAGATTGCCGCCAAGGTGCAAGAGCTGCGAGAGCTGCGCCGCATGGCTGACGAGCTGGCCGCAGAGATTGACGGCTTGCAAGATGCCATCAAGCAGCACATGGACGCCGCCGGGGTTGATACCCTGGCGGGGCTGGATTACAAGATCACCTACAAGGCTGTCACATCGTCCCGGCTGGACTCTAAGGCCCTCAAGGCCGATCAACCGGATCTGTACGCCAGGTACACCAAGCAGACCACAACGCGCCGGTTTTGCCTCGCTTGAGGGGGTGCCGGATTGATATCTATCTTGTTACTGATCATCTGGTTTCCGCTGGCCGTCCTGGCCGACGTGGTCCGCAAATCCAAGTAATTAACCATCTGACAGGGGCAAAGCCCCAGAAAGGATATATCACCATGACATATGTAGACGCGATCAAGGCCGGATATAGGCCGGCAGATACCAAGTACCAGCGCGGATATATCAGCCGCCTGGCAGATCCCGACGCGCAGCCGGTACGGACTGCCGGGGGCACCCGCAAGGGGCAACTGTATGTGCTGCTCCCCTGCTATTGCAGCACGCAATACTGCATCCGGCAGTATCTCTATAGATAATCTTCCAGGCAACAGGCCGCCCCGGGATATCTCCGGGGCGGTTAATTTTTTCTTTGCCCGTAAAGGCGTTTTAATGGCGTTTTGCGGGCTTTTGGCGTTGGGTGGTATTGTTGTGGGATACCGCCGCCAATGCAACACGCTGTGCGCGGCGTTTTAGCGTGGTTTTCGGGGGTGTTGTGGTATAGTGTGTTTGCGCGGTGGATAGCTGCCCCGCTTTTCCCGGCCTGATCGCGGCGGCGTGGGTGCTTCCGGGGCTGGGGGTTATGGCGGCGCATATCGTATTGACAGGCCCCGCGATGCTGTGGGGCATGGCCTAATCCCGGGTAGGTCAGTGCGCTATCCAGCCCAGGGCGTGGCGGGGGAAAGGCGGGAAGTTGGTCAAGCGGCTGTGCGCATGCGCTCAATCGGGGAGCTTCGCGCCGAAAGTCGCTGCGAAAGTCGCTTGGTTTTGCGCGAAAGTCGCTGATAGTCGCTAAACCGTGTATAACCCCGGGAAAATCGTTGCCCCTGCTCCGAAAGTTTCTGAATAGTCGCTAAGAAAATCAGGTTTCATAGTCGCAAGACGCCGCCTCGATGTACTTCTTCTGAAGTTCGTCGGGCGGCGTTTCTGTCCCAAGGGGATTGTTGGGCGTGAGAACGACCTCCTGTTTGTCGGTCATGCCGAAAAAGTTCTTTGCACGGAAAATGTACGTAATCTGCGGAATTTTCCCCTGCGAGACCAGTTTTGCATCGATTCCGGCCAAAATTTGTTTGGCTTTTTTTATCATGCCAGCCCTCACGGGGCCCAACGATCCCTTTTGCCAGTCCAAAACCGTTTGAGTTACGGCCCCGAGAGCGAGGCACATATCCTCCACCGTGGGGATTTGTCCTTCCTCTACACACTGTTGGAAATAGTCGTTAAGCTTATCGGCACATTCCTCGTCAGTTTTTACGCATGACCTCTTGAAGTATTGGAATGACTCCCTAACAATTTGCGAGATTTCTTCATTTGTTGCAGTGCACCTGGCCGTAACAGACGCTGATGCCGCGCCCCTGGTGTGCGAGATGGCATTCTCTCCGCGCTCTTGTACGATGATCTTGCGGATAGTCGGCTCGGACAGCCCGTTTTGTTTTGCCACAGTCGCTATATGCTTACATGCGTCATAGTCGGCAAGGACCTGCTCTCTCATAGCTTGCGTGATTTTACTTGCCATCTATGTCACCTTCTTCCCGTCTTACCATATTTAAGGTGATTTCAAAAAGTTCGTTACACTCCGGGCACATGACATGCGCATCTGCCTGTCGCACAATCGTTCTCCCGGTCATGTAGTCGTGCTCAACATTTTGCATGTATTGGACTTCGCTCCTCAGATTGAACTCAAATATGCACCCGCACGTTGGGCATTCTGCCTGGGCAAATTTATCTTGTTTCCCGTGCTTAATGATTTTCATAACTTCTCCTATTTATGTGCCGCGCTCCCACCTCTGCGCTATGTATGGCACAAGTTCACCCGCCCAATTGGGCACTCCTATGTGTTGCCGTATGCCCGCAGAGGGGCTGTGTTGTGCAGAAACTCGGGGGCCCCCACTTCATCACACCGTCTTTTCGTCCGGTCGGAGCCCCCCGTTGTTGGCAAAGGCGAGTGGAATCGAACCACTATCTGCGGTTTTGGAGACCGCCGTGTTACCATTACACCACGCCCCTTGGAACGGGCGGCTGGAGTCGAACCAGCACATACGGGAGTCAAAGTCCCGTGCCTTACCTTTTGGCTACACCCGCATAAAAACAGACACCCGCGAGATATCCCGTGAGTGTCTGCATGCCGGTAACGCTCTTGCGAGGCCGCTTGCGCGGAGGCACCCATTACCGGCTGTGCCTTAACCTATGGAGGAAAGAAAGAGGAGAAAAATAAAATTTCGGGTTGTGGGCTGACTGGTTCCACTCTCCGATGATACTATTTTACACCACCTGAAACGTGGTTTGGGGCCACATTTTCAATAATTTTCGCGTTTTGCGCAATCAGCCACAGGAATTTATCTTTTCGCCGCCGGAATGTGCGCGGGCTTATCCCGGCCGGGGATATCATCTCGATGGGGTACTGTTTCTGACTGTCGCAGTTTCGCATGATCGCCCATACCAGCTTGCGCCGCACGTTCTCGTTGGCGATATCCCGGCCCACGTTGTCCATGGCGTATTCCACGGCCCGCATTTTCTTCGTTTCCGGCCAGCTCTCAATGATCGTCAGCCGTTCCGCCTTGCGTTCGGCTATCCTGCTGTTACCGGGGCTATGTGGCATGCCGGACATGGCGTAGCTTGACGCTTCCAGCACTTCTTCCCGGGCCGCATTGTACGCGCGGACCCGGCGAGGATAGCCCCTAACATATGCTATACACTCCATGCGGATATCGTATGGGAGCGAGTATTTGTTGCTCATCGTACCTCCTATTCCAGCGCCGTCTCAACGCCGTACTCTTTGAGCATCTGCCGGATATCTGCCCAGGTAACATACCCTTCCGCCACGCACTGAGCGGCGTGGTTTAGCTCCCCGGCAAGCTGCTGCACATCGTCCATCGGCGCGTCGTGCTTATCGATCAGGACATACAGCATCAGGTCTATGCCCCGGCTCAGACCCTCCACAATGCCGTTGCTGTAGGCTTTGTCTACGTCGGCCTGTGTGCGGGGGATTCTTCGGGGGTTAGTCTTGGGCATGGGCATCCTCCCTCCGTCTGCCATTCGCGCACCAGAAATCTGGAGACACAGGGCAATCCACGCACGGGCCGTAGGAGCAGTGCAGACCACCCAAATCCTCGTAGCTGTGCTTGCAATCCCTGCACCGCACCACGGGCACTGCATCAATGGTTGGAAGGACATACTTGATTATGTGATATGCTTCTGTAAATCCCTCGGCAAGACTATCAAGCTGAGTTTCGCCGTTGTGTATCAATTCTTTCGTTTCCTCGTATTCTTCGCCAAACAGTCTCAATGCTTCATCCGCAGCAATCAGCCGCATCGTTGTCGCCTCCGTCCATCTTTTCCCCGCAGTTGGGACAGTAGTTCCAATTTCCAACATCATCGAAAAAGGTAAACTCCCACTTGACCATCACGCCGCACTTCGGGCATTTGATGTAGTCGTGATCTTCAATCCACCGCATCGCCGTCGCCTCCGTCCACAATCACCACAAGCAGTTTGACAACTCTCCCGTCTTTTAATGTCCAGTAATAGCCGCCAGAGGACTTGTCACCGTGCAGACCACCAAGACATTCCTGTATTAAATAGTCGCGCACAGCACATAAGACTTCATCGGTGCACTCCGTTTTGTTCTGCCATAGGTTCTTGTTCTTGCTGTTTAATGTACCCGCGTATATCCCAAACGCGCCGCATCCAACATGATATTCAGCCGTTTTCAGCACCTCCGTCCATCTTTGCGCCGCAGGAAGTCCTCGTCACATACGCCACGCAGTTCTCAGGGTCATTCCCACAAAGACATGGCGCATATATGCACGATTCACAAATTGTAAACATCTCAGTCAGTGTCACTGTCAGCCCTACTGTTCCATTTCTTTCTCCAGCATATCAGCCGCCGTTCTCAAATCATCCGGCAGCATAATAGGTACTTCGTAGATATTCGCATCAGCCCATTCTGCATATTCGCGCAGGGTTGCGGCAATTTCTTTACGCGATTGGTTCATGGGGGCCTCCTTTCACGCCGCCACCTCCCGCGAAGTTGTCCACGATGATCTCGTCAACGAGGGATTCTTGGGCGTAGATCATTTTGTTTCCTCCATCGTGTCAAACAGGGAAATGTTCATGTCCTCCTGCTCGTACTCCTTGAGATAGCCCACAGCATCGCGGAAATACCCGTTGTTCAACTCGATGGTATACCCGCGCCGCCCGGCCTTCATCGCCTCCAGGGCGACAGTGCCAAGTCCGCCGAAGGGGTCCAGCACCAATTCCCCGGGATTGCTGTAGCGATTGATAAGCCTGTCTACAATATCCAACTGGAGCGGGCAAACGTGCATCTGCTGGCGGCGCTGGCTCTGCGTGGTGTTTAAGGTTCGCATCCGGTTGATATCGTCCCATACCTGGTCTGTCCAACTCCCAGGCGCTACCACCATGAACGTGGCGGGCAGCTTGTCATCTGTGTCCAGCTCCTTCGCCATGCGGACATGTTCCGCGTAATCGTACACGGTCCCTCGGCTGTACTTCCGGTATGCCGCTTGAATCTTTCCGGTGTCCATGGCCATGATCTCTTCTTTGGTCATGAGCCGGTCGCCAGACGAGCGCCAGAACCCGTGCGCGTCGATCTGCCACTGTGCCCGGGTGTATTCGTCCTTGCTCTTTACCACCTTTTCGTCTGCGTAAGCCTTGCTGCGGTCCGTAGGCAACTTGCGGAACAGAAGAATGTATTCCGGGCAGCCCACCCCCATCTTTGAGCCGTCCTTGCACTGCTCCGTCCAGCCCAGCCGGTATGTCTGGTTGTTCTCTCGCACCACGTCCGTCACAACGGTGATCATTCCGAAATACGCGAACCCATGCTGCATGTAATGCCGGATGCACATCGCGTGGAACGGCTCCATGGTTGGCATGCCCATGCCCGTGGCGTTTCCGAACAGGACCCGGTCCTTTACGTGGCAGCAGAACACGCGTCCCGGCTTCAGTACGCGCAAGAGGTTTGGAGTCAGGTAGTCCATCTGCTCAAAGAATCTCCGTGTGTCCTCATTGTGGCCGAAATCGTTGTAACTGGGCGTGTACTCATAGTGGTTGGAAAACGGGATACTGGTCACAATAAGGTCCACGCTGTTTTCCGCCATCTTCGCCGTTTCCTCTACGCAGTCGTTATTCACGGCGATGAAATTCTTTCCCTTGATTTCCACTCTTTCAACTCCTATGCTCCGGCTCATTTTCTCCGTCTGGGCCTCGCCGGAAAGCCCATATTTCTGGACGATCTCCCGCATTCGTGCCTGCATGTCGTTGTGTTGCTTCCACTTCTGCATCAGGACACGGTAGATGGGGTCCTCCGCTTCTGTGTAGATGATGTCGATAATCACCTGTTCCGTTTGCAGGAACCTGTAAATTCGGTGAATTGCCTGAATGAAATCGTTGAACTCATAGTCAATACCGATGAAGATAGCCCGGTGGCAATGTCTCTGGAAATTGCACCCGGAGCCAGATAGGCTCTTTTTCGTTGCAAACAAACGTGTTCGGCCTTCCGAAAAATCAATTACCCGGCGCTCCCGCTCGTCGTAATCCATGCTGCCGTAGATGTCCACGGTTTCCGGCAAGGATTTCTTTATTTCGTGGCGTTCCGCTTCCAGATCGTGCCACAAGATGAAATGTGCCTCCTGGTCGCTGTCTACGATCCCTTTGGCTACGGCGACGCGCCGCTGAATGCTGTCACGCTTTTCCCGCGCGGCCTCCGCCAGGGATACTGCCGCGTCGTTCATCATCTTGTATTGCCCATCCCGGTCCGTTTCCGTGCCGTAGTCGTCCGGAACGATATGCACACGGACGTCCAGCGGGGGAAGGTCATACCCGGTATCGTCATATCCTAAATCGGAGGGCTTCCCCACGAACAGCGCCCACGAGGATACCCAGAGCCAGAACTCATCTTCTTTGTGCGGGTACAGGGTAAGGTTGTTTGCCTTGGTGCTGTCGCGCTGAAAAAACCGTGTCAGGGCCTGCCCCGTGTCCATGATCTCCAGATATCCAGCATAGTGGATAAGCTCCTTGTACCGATTGGGCGACGGTGTGGCCGTGCAGACCAGTTTATACTTCACGCCCCGGAACTTGGGCAGGAAGGTTTGATATGTCTTGCTCCCGAAACTGCGCAGCACGGACGCTTCATCCAGCGCTACGGCTGTGAACTGTGTTGGGTCGATGTCGCCGTCACGGACGCGCTCATAGTTTGTCATGACGATCTCAGCATCTGTTCCGGCCAGGTCCTGCATCTTGGTGATGTATACCGGGGCCGGGTAGCCCAAAATGGTTTCCGCGTCCCTGGCAAACTCTTGGCGGACACCCAGCGGAAGGACGATCAGCGCCCGTCCGCCGTCGTGCTTTACGGCCTGGTGACAGAACTCTATTTCTTGCACCGTCTTTCCGAGGCCGAAGGATTGGAACAAGGCTCGGTGCCCGCCGCGAAGCGCCCAAATCACAGAATCCCGCTGGTGCGGTTTCAGGTTCGGGTTGATCTCCCCTGGGTCAACGCAAAACCCGCTCTCTCTGGCCAATACGATCTTGGATTTCAGAAATTCCAGATATGTTTCCATCGTCTCACCATTCCACCGTCACTTTCCCGCTCTCCGGCACCGCTACCCGCAGGAATTGCACCAAATCCGAAAAATCGGTAAAACTGAACTCCATGCGGGCATGCTCCAGGATCAATCTCTTCCCGGATTCCTGAACTGTAGGTTCTTCGGAGGGCGTCTCTGCGGCAGTCTGCTGTTCGGCGTTCGCCCACTCTGCAACCTTCCGGTGCCACAGTGGCAAATTCCCATTTCCGCGTGCAAACGGTGTCCCGGCGGCTTTTGCGGCGGCTCTTACGGTCATGTCTGACGTGCCCATTTCATCCGCCAGCCATTTTGCGGTACCGCCAAATCTCTGCATGTTGCGAAAGAACTCGCGTTTCAGGTCCTCCGGCATTGCCTTGAACTCCGGCCACGGCATGGGCCGGGTGATGTTGTAGCTTTTCACCTCTCCGTTTTTCTCCTTTCTCTGCGCCGGGGTGAGAAAATCACTCGGCAATCTGCACTTCCCGCGCTTGCGGCTGATGTGGGCAAACGCCCCACGGGCCACGCGCTTTTTCTGTAGGTTCTCATAGTCAAAATCATTCATCCCACAGCCCTACCTGTCCCTTTGCTGCTTTCCGCGCTTCTGCCGCCTCCGCGTTCCGCTTTGCCCGGTACTCGTTGTACCTGGCCCGGTACCGGTAAGAATCGCCGAAGATGTTCCATGCGGCCTTAACCACGTTAGGTTCAAATGGTTTGATCTTTTCCAGGTCGTCCGCCGCCCTGGCGGAAATCGCACACCCGCAACACCCTGTGCGCTTGAGGCCATACACCTCGTACGCATCGGAATACCTCAACCCGTAGTACTCTTTGTACCACGCCTTGTCCGCGTCGGAGACGTAAAACAGCGGTCGCAGGCGGAATTTGCCCTTCGCCGTTTCCGCGAAACACATACTCGTGTTGTCGCCCCTCGGGACTGACCGCATGCCGCCTTCGTCCCGCCGTTCGCCGGTAATCACCATGTCGTACTGCTTCTCGATTTCGTGGGCGGGTTGCTTTTTGCAGATATCGCAACATTTGTTGCTCACCCGAAACGGGATGGGGTTTTCCCGGATGAAATCGAGCATATACTTGCTGGAGTTGATTACCAACTGGATGTTGGGGCGCGGTTCCCCGGCAGAGTTGCAACAGCACAGGAAATTAATGGCCTGTTCGCTACCAGGGTATCTGGCCTTAAGCTCCGCACGCTTTGCGGCTTTGTCCTCGGCCTCGTTGTACTCTTCATGGATTCTAAGCGGTATGTTTTTCCTCTGCACAGCTTCTATCCCCGCAGACATGATTTTCGATACAAACGGCTGGCCATACTCTCGGGTGGCTTGCACGATGTTCTTTTTCGGCCTGACGGTGATAATCTCCACACCGTACCGCTCCGCCTGCTCCTTGACGTGCCGCCGGGTTGCGGCCATCTCCAGCCCCGTTTCAAAAAAATAGTATTTCACCGGCGGCAACTGGAACATCTCTCGCACCTGCTCGATCAGGTGCAACATGATATCGCTATCACTGCCCCCAGAGTACGAGCACATCGCGTTCGGGTGCTCTTTCAGCCGCCGGGCAATGATGCTCTTAATCGCCTCAAATTTCGACGGGGCTTCAAAGTCGGCGTAGGGTGGCCTGTCCGCATACACTTTGCTGCGGAACTCCCCCTCTTTCGCTTTCCTCATGTTTTCGTTTCCTCCTGATATTTCGTTATGTACACCTCCGTCCGGGGGTTTCTCTTGTCGTACAGGACCCGGCTCCCGTCGTGCGACACGATGATACTGCTGTTGTCATCCGCCAGGGTCCCGGCATACACCAGGATGTCGTCGATAGCCTCCAGCAGGTTGGTTAGGTCCACTTTGCGCCGGGTGGGCATATAAAACAGGCACTTAACCTCCACCGGTTCTGCGATGGTCTCGCCGCCCTTGCAATGCCATGCAGCGGCCTGCTGGTACGCCTCGTACTGTGCGGACGGAATGACCATCGGCGCACCATACCGCCCTCGCACAATGCGCTGGTGATTTTTCTTGGTCACAGGGGGCAGGGGAATAACGATCTTTTTCATGTCACCCTCACTTCACTATGCGGCCCGTGTTGGGGAAATAGGCCATCCTCACCATCCCGGTGGGGCCGCGTCGGTTTTTGTCCAGGTATAGCTCCAGCATGTCCGGGTCCCATTCGCCCCGGTCTTCCTTCTCGCACGGGCGGTGCAGCAGTGTCACGGTGTCCGCGTCCTGCTCGATTGCGCCGGATTCGCGGAGGTTGGCCATAGTGGCCCGGAACTCGCCGCCACGATCTGACGCACCGGCTCTGTTCAGCTGACACAGGCACAGTAGTGGGATATCCATCCGCATGGCCAGCAGTTTTGCCGACCGGCTGTTCTTGGTTGTGCTCTCGTAGAGCGTGGCTTTCTTGTTTTCCTGCTCCAGCAGGCCGATGTGGTCCAGCACAATCAACCCCGGTCGCTCTTTGTAGGCCAGCGCCGTCACTCCCCGCATGTCCATGCCCGTCCGCCGGTTAAACACGATGGGCAACTCGGACAGCTTGGCGGATGCTTCCGCGTATTTGGCGTATTCCGCTTCCGTCAGTGTGCCGCCGAACATCAGCAGACGAGAGGATATCCCCGCTATGTTGGCCGTCAGCCTGCTGGTGCAGTCGTCCGGTGACATCTCCAGGGAGATATACAGCACCTTCACACCGCGTTTTGCCGCATTGAGGGCGATTTGCATAGCCAGGGCGGATTTGCCCTTTCCAGGCCGCGCGGCGACGATGTGAAAACCGCCGTTGATAAGCCCGCCGCCCAGCAATCGGTCAAATTCCTGCAAGCCGGTCTTGACGTATGGTGGAGGACCGCCAGCAAAGCCCTTGTCGACGCGATTTTTAAGGATCTTCACGGCCTCGGAGACTTCCAGTCCCCCGGATACTCCCGCGCCGTCCTGAATCGCCGTGACTGTTTCCTGCGCCGTTCTGAGTGCATCCTGCGGAGATAAATCCGCTGTTCGGAGTTCTTCGCCCAAATCCCTGAGCTTCCGGCCCATAGATGCATCCCGCATTCCAGCCACCCACACGTCGATGTTGGCGGTGGTCACGACAACGTCCATGCAGTCCGTCATGATCTTGCTGGTCACGTTGTCGTTGCGGCTGGATGCGTCCATCAGCACGGACGGAGCATCCGCAGGGTCCCCGGCCTCATTCCGCCGCTGGATGGCCCGGAACAGCTCTGCGTATTCCGGCACCAAGAAGTCATCCGGAGACAGCTCTGCGGCGGCTTCGTAGCATTCTGGCTGAATGAGCAGTGCGCCAATGACGTTTTGCTCCAGGTAGAGAGAGTCCAGCATGCGTCAGTCCTCCTGCGTCCAGCCGCCGGTGTCAGTGTTGTACGTCCATTTTGGGCCCTCCTGCTCCGCTGGCGGCTTTGGGTTGTCCCGGTAATGCCATGTGCGGACGGCAGCTTTCCAGTCCTTCATGTGGTTTTTGCCGACCATCCAGCCCTTCTGCTGGTAGAAGGCCACAAAGCGATCTGCGTTGACGTGATAGCCCTTCTCACGGACATACTCCGCCACAGCATCAACGGTTGGTGGGGAGAAACGCGCGGTGTGCGCGTTTTTCTCTCTTGGATTCGGATTGGATTCGGATTCGGATTGGATTAAGGCCGCAGATTGCGGCGACTCGCCGCAGATTGCGGCAACTTGCCGCAGATTGCCGCGACTCGCCGCAGATTGTTGCAAAACTGTGTTTTCCGGAGGCTCGGGGAACTTCGGCTTGCAATCTCTGATACGCTGATGCTTGACCCACCCGGGGAACAAAAAGTAGGGCCTCCCGTCCACTGTGTAGAGGGACACGCAGCCTTTTGCCGCCAATTCTTGGAGCGCAGCATCGATATCTTTGATGGATAACCTCTCCCGGAACGGGAAAACACGTCCTTTTATGATAGCGGGGCGGGCATCTCCGCGCCCCGCATCATCCGCTTGCGTAATCAATCCAACCCAAAGCCGAAACTCAAAATCCGAAAGAGCTGCGATTTTTTCCGAGTCGCATAAGCTTTCCTTTATGATTCTATTCGGCATGGCAGGCCTCCGTCAGAACGGCAGGTCGCCATCATCTTCGATCTCGTCAAATTCCTGATCGTCGCGGGACTCCTGGGGTTTGCTGTCCCGCTTGGAATCCGCGAAATACACGTTATCAGCCACCACCTCCACGGACTTACGGCGATTGCCTTCTTTGTCCTGCCAGTCGCGGACTTGGATGCGGCCCTCCACGGCGGCCATGCGGCCTTTGGCAAGATACTTTGCGGCAAACTCACCTGTATTGCGCCAGGCCACCACGTCGATGAAATCCGTTTCCTTCTCACCGCTCTGGGACTTGAAGTCCCGGTCCACGGCCATGGTGAAGCTGGTGACGGCAGTGCCACTCTGGGTGCGGCGCAGTTCAGGGTCCCGGGTCAACCGGCCCATGATGACAATGTTGTTCAACATTTGGCCACCTCCAGACGCTCCATGAACTTCTCCAGATCTTTGGCCTTGAAGTAGACGCGGGGGTTCCCTCGGGCCACATGATAGCCCTGGATAACACAGTCGTTCCGCAGGGTGTCCAGCGTGTCAACGCTGATGCTCAACAGTTTCGCTGTCTCATTTCTTGTGTACAGCAGTTTCTTTTCCATCTCTACCTCCTATAGATATGACTTTCCAAACTCGCGCCTGAAATCGTCCTCCGTCCAGCCCTCGTCCTTCATGATCGTCAGCTGTCCGTACCGACGCAATCGCCGCATCTGGTCGCCGTTCCGGTGCACGGCGGACTTCCCGTTCCTGTGGCACCTGTCACCGCAGAGCCACACCACCGCGCCGTATTTCTCGCTTTTGCCGCGGTAAGAACCCCCGAAAATGTGGTGACGCTCCAGCGGGTCCTGTGCGCCGTTCCTACCGCACAGGAAGCATCTTTTTTCATTCATCGACATCGTACTCCGTCCCGTCCGATACAAACTCCGGGCATTCTGTGATTCGGTACGATGGTATTCTTCCGCACAGTAGCGTCGGCACTGCGGTCCAGCCGGGGACCGGCTCAAAACGTTTTGACCAAGAGCACCCGCCGCATGCCTTGGCGCAGCCCCAGCACAGTTGCGGCTTTTCAACCTCTGTAAAGATTGCGTCTATGGGCCACCCAGCCTTCCAGCGCTTGCGAATTAAGTCCGGGCTGATTCCGGTAATTATGGCCCAGTCACATACGCTCCTCTTCTCGCCGTTCCAGGTCAAGAAGGTCGGCGTAACCCGGTGTTTGATGCACCCGCAGGACTTTTTGTGCCCTCTGCGTAAGTTCGTGCCCAGAGCAACCGCCTTGTTTCCGCAATCACACTGGCACACCCAATATGTGCTTCTCATTGCCGACGTGCGGGAGATGGGGTATAGCGCTACCAGTTTCCCGAACCGCTGCCCGGATATGTCCTTGGTCCGGGGAAACGTGCGTTGTTTCATTTTGCGGCACCCCACTCTCTGTCAAGCTGGCTGTCCATGAGCCGGATTTGCAGTTTCATGGAGTTTATTGCCTCCATAGCGGATTTGTACACCACTTCCGCGCAGTCCCGCTCAAACCGCAGACCGGCTATCTGTGTGGACCCTCGGCAAATATCGGAGATGATCGTC